CAAAGTCCATCTCAACCATACCGATACCAAGACCGTAGGTGTTATACCAGTCTGCTGCTGTGTACATCTGCAGTTGTAGGTCAGAGTTTGTTACATAAAAGTTTGCAATACGAGTTCTAGTATCTGCTGCCTTGCGTGCTGCATCTGAAACCATATTGGTTGCTGAGCAGTTGAAGGATGGCAGTGGTGCCATTGCTTCTGCTAGATCTCGTGCTGCTACGTCAATGAAGTTTGCAACCAGAGGCTTTGGATATTCCTCTGAAAACATTGCAGGATATACCTTAGAGATATCTCCCTGACGCACCGAGAGCACATCACGCATACGTTGATCTCGCGCTGATGAGCGAGTACGTAAGCGTGCTAGCTTAGCGTCAACTTCTTTGACTGATAACAATGTGGGGTCCTTACTTAGACTTCTTGTATAATCCTGGGTACTTCTTGTCAATGGCCTTCTTAGCGCCTGACTCTGCCTTCTTAACACCAGAAGGTGATACACGCTTCTGCAATGCTTCTACTGCTGCTGGTCCTGTAAGTGGCTTAGCCTTTGTTGTTTTCTTAGCTGCTGCTTTTTCTTTTAGAAACTTAACGTCCTTCTTAACTTGCTTTGCAAGTGCTGGGTCTGACTTCTTCATATTTGCCATTGTTATCTCCTTATTAGATGAACGTGCGATCTTTTTCGGCGAGCAGTTCATCTATATTGATAACCGTTCGCTTGCCCTTCTCGTAACGAGAAAGGAATGGGTTTTTCATATGGTGGGTCTTGTGCATACCTTGGTTGAGCATCTCGCGTGCGCGGATCTCACAGAACCAAAGAGCCATCACCATATCGGTCTTGCCTTTAGTAGTAGGTGACCACGTAATCAATTGCTCGATAAGAGCTTTGACGTTTTCAGTTTGGTCACTAGGTAGGTGAATTAAATTGTCGCGGTGGTGTTTGCCGTCAAATTGCTTTGTGCCAAACAGTGTTGACATAGAAGCAACACCGAAACCGGAGTCCCACTTGTTGGTTCCAGTATGGTGTTCGCGTAATAGAACGCCACGGCTTGCAAGATTTTGGCGGATGCCTTCGTCCTGCGTTAAGAAAGATTGAAAAGCGTTCTTCTCTACTATCCACTCACTGGGCTGGTACAGGGAAGTCCAGTCAAAGATTAGCTGGCGTATCGCAGCAGGCGTTGGCCTAGTGATCTTAATAGCATCAACGATATAGCGTTTATGTGTAGCCCTATCAACAGCGTAACAAACGACGGCTGTATCACCAACCATAGCGGGATCAAGACCACAAATAAAAGAAAAGCCGTTAACATCACGCGGATGGCCTGGGTTACCAGGAACCAAACGACCTGCTTTACGCATACCATCTATAGAACCTCGCACACATACCGGATCAAAGATGGCATCATCTGAGATATCTTGTTGTTGATAGACCAAAGCCCAGGTACTTGCATCCATAGCTTGGCGTTCATTGTAAAGGTTGCGACCATTCCATCTAGGGTAGAGGCCGTCTTCGTTCTTGTCAGATTCCATCTGACCATCGAACGGGGCATCGCTAGCGGGCCAGAGGGTTTCCCATTTCTCAGGGTCTTCGTGCGTAGTCAAAAGCGCAGGCATTGCCAAGTACTTCCACGGGACCAGTCCACCAGGGTAGCGGTCTTCGTTGCGTAGTTCGCGGTATAGGTCCATAGCAGAAACTCTAGTACCGATTACTACAAGTTTGCCTGTAGGGTTCAAACGTGAGCGTACGTCCTGGGTTAACCAGCGAATTTGCTTCTCAAACTCGTTAGCGTTCTTTAAGGTAACAGCGTCATCTACGATAATCATATCTGCACGCTTACCGTAGATTTGACCGCCGATACCAATGGCTTCGATGTTTGGATCTTTTTCACTAGACTCACGTAGCTCGGAACCAAAGGTGACGCGGGTGGCTTGCCACGAGGCTGACTTAGAATTAAACCCTACGCCAGCAGCGTAAGCCTGTTGGAGTGATTCATACATCGGATGAGTCAGGCGTTGCTTGATGGCGTAGAGAAAGTCGGCAGCTAACTGCTGGGTTTGGGAAACAATCAAAACTCTAAAGTTGGGGTTACGTACTACCTGCCAGGTTACATAGTCCACCGTGATCGTAATTGACTTGGCGTGGTTGGGCGGGATGTTCAATAAAATTCTATTAGATGCAAGCCCTGGCTCATACTTCATAGAAGGGTGTAGCCAACCAGGTTCGCGGCCTTCAATCATATCTACCAGGTTTTGCTGGTGTGGGAAGGTCTTAGAGTGCAGGAACTTTTCGCGGAACTCGGCAAAGGTTAAGTCGTGAACATCACCGGAGGCAAAGGACTTGTCCTTCAGGCCTAGCCGTGTTCGGTCAACCTTGTCTGTAAAGACCTTATCGGTACGTCGGTAGTACTCGTAAGTCTTAATGGATTTACCAGCTGAGGCACAAGCCTGCTCGATGGTCATACCTTCAGCTACACAGCCAAGGATAATTCTCTTGGCGATGTCGGCACTATTGTCAGCCACGTGATCTCCTAAAATTTATTGGGGACGGGCCGGAATCGGATCTTCTTTATACTAGGCGAGGAAGGTTTCATCTACCAGTAGATAGACCTATCCCCACTAAAAGTACTGGGCAGGTCGGGCTTAACGCCCGAAGGAGCTACAGCGAACTGAGGGGTAAGACTGAACTCGGCCTAGGGGCCTCGTAAGAGGCCAACCGCCTTCTGCTCAGGGTCTTTCCTATTAAAGCCCCTTACTATATATAAGGCAGAAAATTTACTTGATTTCCCGTTTTTAGAATGTGACCTTCATCACAGTATATATAACCGCAGGTCAGAGGCTAGATCGCAGCTTTCACTTTAGCAAATATTTTTTGTTGGGGAGTAACAGGACACAGTCGGTCAGATTCAACAAGGGGGGGTCGGCCTGTCTGGTCTGACCAGGTTATCCCCAGCCCTGCCCTGCCTGTGGATAAAGCTGTGGATAACTTTTCATAGAAAAGGCTGGGGCTTGCTACCGCTCTGGCACCTCTAACCATTAACCCTTGCAGCTATTCACTAACCGATCTCAGCGATCTCTTTGCCCTGTCCTGTCTCTGGTCCTTGGTCTTTGGTCTTTGTCTGGTCTCCTGTCCTTGTCCGAGATCTCGCAGCCCTTGCAGCTCTGTGGACAATTAGCCCGTAAATGTCTAACTAATAAATGACTAGTCACCGTAAAACTATGACCAAGCTGAGTGTTGATTATGGGGCATAGTCGTGTATGGTTAGCCCTATCGGATACACCTACCGAATAGATCCGATGAGGAGCAATAAATGAACGCTACGAATTACAAAGGTCGTGTATGGACTTGCGATCAACACAATACAAAGATCGAAGCAATGATCAACGATGGCGAAATCGAAAAGGCGATGAACCTAGTCGCAATTCTTGATCCAAAGCAAGGCCGTGGAATCTGCAAAGAGTGTGCCCGCCTTTGGGCAATAACCCCGTCAATGAATCGATAGGAGATAAATAAATGAACTGTCCAAAGTGCAATGCCGATATGTATGGCAATACGATCATTAGCTGTAAACCATTTAAGCACTATCAAGAGTGTCCTAAGTGCGGGTATAAAACGGAGGCAAAGTAATGAAATGTCCTAGATGTGGAATAGATACGCAATTACGCAAAGCCGGTATGTGCAAAGTATGTACAAGAAAAGAGAATAAATAAATGAACCTTTATTCTTGCGGATCTTGCGGCGATCAATTCACCGCAGACCAGGGCTCTACCTTTAACGATAGCGATGTTCACCAATCTTTTACCTGTACCAACTGCCAACTAACTAAGGAGAATAACTAAATGAACGCAACTATGAGCAAGGCATCACAGAAAAGAGCAGACCGCGAGGAGTCTAAAGAGCGCCTCCTATCTTACTACCTAAAGCCAGGCGATAAGGTTTATACCGTAGTTAGGAGCGTATCTTCTAGCGGTATGTCTCGCACTATGTCCCTTTATGTAGTAATTGACGGGCAACTGTGTAACATCACTTACCACGCCGCAAAAGCCCTTGACTATTCCCTAGTCGATGTAAACGGGTCTCGGGTTATGCGTGTTAGTGGCTGCGGTATGGATATGGGCTTCCACGCCGTCTATTCACTTTCAGCTTTTCTCTTTCGTGACCTCAACCTAGAGGGAGACCCTGGCTACTTATTAAAACAGGAGTGGATCTAATGAGACTAACTAAGCGAGGTAAAAGGGTCAGGGCGCTAGCAATAGCGCTAGGCCTTGCCCTAATTGTGTGGGTGTCTGGCTCCTGGTGGTGGGTAGGTATCGGCTCACCTAATGCCGACCTTTTGGGGTGGTGTATCGGATCAATGTCGGAGTGTGTAGGTCTCTAGGTGGGTGACTCTCCTCCCTTGCTTACGGGTAAGGGAGAGGGAGCCGGTACCTAGCCGGGGTTTACTAAGTAAAGGGGTTAATTATGTACGCAACTAAATCGGCGGTAACGCTAGAGTGGAAGGGCGCAAGCATTACAGGTACACAATTGAGGGAGACAGTAAACGGACAGTATTACGCTTACCGTATCAAGCCTGGAGAGTGGAGAGCGGGGCGTATGATGTTTAACATTGAGACAGACTTTCGCCTAATCTTTAGCTCTTTCGCGGTAGCAAAAGCATACTGTCAGCGATACGAAAGCGATAAGGTAATTATTGTGGGAGAGGAGGCTAAGCAATGAACACAAAAGAGGCGATCAACTATCTAAACATCATACAAAAGTCTTTCGATGCCAGCACCGCGCCGCGCTTTAGTAAGGAGACTATCGAGCAGGAGAGGGCGAGAGCTACCGAAGCTCTAAACCTGGCTATTAAATTACTAGAGAGAGGGTAAGTAAATGAAAGAGTTGGAGCAATTCTTAAATGTTGAAGCCGAGTGGGTGCTAGAGAGACTTAGTACCGGTACGGAGAGTAATGACCGCAACTATTACCAAGGCAGACTAGATCAATTGGCTCAGGTTAGACGGTTACTAAACCTACCGCAGATTATGAAAGAGAGAGAGGGCAAGTAATGAGCATAATAATTAAAACACCCGTTCAATGGGATTATGCAACAGCTCTTGCGGTGTTAGACGCTTACATAGAGGGGCTGGATCGAGGCTACACGCTGACTATAATTGAGGGAGAGGGCAAGCAATGAAAGACCGCTACCTAGTAACGCTGGAGATAGAGACCTATGACGGAGATCCGAGAGCGTGGGACTGGAGCACGCTATTAGGACACGAGGACCAGGTTGAGATAATCGAAAGCCAGTGGAAGGGTAGAGTACTACCCACTAACGAGGGAGAGGGCAATGACCTATAGCTGCGCTTGGTGTGGAGATACAGGCTATGAAGTTTTACAAGTAATTAACGGACAAAATACCTGTGAATTATGCACAGACTTAGCGAAAGAGGGAGAGAGTAATGAGTAAAATGAAAGAGTGGTTACTAGATCGGCAAGATAACGGAGATGACGGTACAGGCTATAACGATTACAAACAGGAGGGGGATAGCGATGAATAAAGAATACTTACAGGCTAAGGCAGACCTATGCCTTAATCAAGCCGAGATAGATCTTCAGCAGGAGGAGATAGCAAGAGCCATTGCTAATCTACGCAGGGCTAACTCAGCCCTGTCGCAACTGTTCGGGTTCGAGGAGGAGGACAGTGAGTAAAGAATACATAACGCTGGCGCACTACCCACAAGGCAGAGAAGATCTTGAGCTGCATCAATCTAGTTATGGACTATGCACGGAGTGTAGCACCTTTACTAACTATGTGCCGTATCCTTGCTCTGTAGTGGAGGAGGCTGGCAATGAGTAACATCTACACCATACACCCGCGTAAGTCTGAGCTGATTCTATTCTATGAAGTGGTAGAGCCTGATGGTGATAACACTTGGGGCGGGGCTAACGCTGAGCAGTGTATACAATGGCTAAGCCTTGCACCTAGTGGCAGTAGAGTGCTGGTCTCTGCGTGGGATAGTGATGAAGAGGACGCTCACCTAGTAGGGCAAACCCTAGACATCACCGAGATAGTAAGGGCAGCGAGCTTATGATGTACTGGTTAGGGATAGCTGCGGTAATGCTGGTAGTCTATGTACTTATAGTGTGGGAGGACAAGATCAATGGAGAGTAGACAGGTAAGCGGGAAACAATCTATCCACTACCGTAATTATAGACGGGCAAGAGACAAAGCGTTAGTGCGCTTAGCTCACCTGTATCCAGACACATACAAGCAGCTGCTTGATGAACAAAGGAGTTTTGATGAGCAAGAGGGCAAGACTTGGATCATTGATAGTAATAGTAGGCTTACTGTGGGTATTCACACCAGAGCGAACAACACACCACCCTTTGGAGATCCCGCAGATGCGGGAGAGGACGAAGGCGACAATGGAGGAGAAGCGTGAGAACAAGGCACTTGCAGTTAGTTACGCACGAGCACTCGGCTACAATCAAGACCAGATCAGATGTCTTGTCACCTTATGGACCCGTGAATCCCGCTTCGACCACTTGGCTCGCCCAAGAGACGCTTCGGGCAAACCAAGAAGCTCGGCTTTTGGAATTGCTCAGCTCCTTGGAGAGCGTAGTGGACAACCTGAACTTCAAGTCCTTCACGGTTTACGATACCTTAATCATCGCTATGGAGGGAGTGTGTGCCGCGCTCTTGGACACTCCGATAGACGAGGTTGGTACTGATGAGACTACTTGATCTTTACTGTAAGGCTGGAGGAGCGAGCAAAGGATACGCTGATGCTGGCTTTGAGGTTACCGGTATTGATATTAAGAAGCAGAAGCGTTACCCGTTTACTTTTATACAAGCAGATTGTTTAGAGATACTGCAAGACCTAGATTACTTGCGTACCTTTGATGTGATTGCAGCTAGCCCACC